CATGGGTATACCTGTGGGTGAATTTACTCCTGGTAAAGGGCAAGACAAAATATCAAGAGTTAATGCAGTATCAGATCTTTTCAGATCAGGAATTGTTTGGATTCCCGATAGACGATGGGCAAAAGAAGTTGTAGAAGAATGTAATGACTTTCCAAGTGGTGCTAATGATGACTTGGTTGACTCGACAACACTAGCATTAATGCGGTTTAGACAAGGTGGGTTTATTAGATTACCAAGTGATGAACCTGAAGATATAGCAAGTTATAAAGGTAGTAGGAATAGGTTGTATTTAGTATGAACCCAGAACCAAATGAAGAGTTTACATGGTGGTATGAAAGAGTATTTTTACAAAGTCCTAGCATGTGTGAACTTAAATATGATGATGAAAAGATGTGGCAAGCATGGATAGCGGGATATAAATTAGGTCGTGACAATGCCTACAAAAGAAAAGATATACCGATTGAAATCTTTACCATCCCAAAAGAAAAACATATTCATACGATGAATAAAGATAAGGATAAGGAATGATTATTTATGGCGCTAAACGAGTAGGCGGTAAGCTTTTATTAAGGCGGTGGTTTAGACTTAGATCTTCAGACAAACATGCACGATTAGATTTAGAAATGAAGAGGTTAAGAAAGAAATGGTGGCATTTTAAAACAAGATGGGACCCAGTAGATAATGATACAGATTAAAGACAATTTAATACCACGTGATAAATTAAAACTATGTCATGCATGGTTAGACAAAGCTAACTGGGTTTATGGTTGGCCATCTAATACAGATATGCAGTTTGGACATTGGAATGTAGACATTGCTAAAACCGCTATTACAAATACAACAGAAATAAAAGATAGATTACCACAAGCATTTAAAGAAGTATGGAAAGATTTAAATAATAAACTATATAAAGATAAAGCAACACTTATCCGCTGCTATTCTAATCGACATACATTTGGTACAGAAGGCTATATTCATACAGATACTAAACGTAAAGAGGATCATACTATAGTAATTTACTTAGATGATTGGAATGCAAATTGGGGTGGCGAGACAATGTTCTATGACCCACTTAAAACAGAAATTATTAAATCAGTTATACCTAGTTATGGCAAAGTAGTTTCATTCCCAGGAACTATACCCCACAAAGCGGCAGCTATATCTAGGATATGTAGTAAAGTTAGAACGACGTTAATGTTTAAAGCAACGATAGACCCCAAAGCAATCTATGAAGCTGAAGAATTATTAACAGAGTTCTTAAAAGAAATTGGTGCTGATAAGAAGCCTCATAAGAACGGATCGTTGATGGATCACTTGATACGGGTGTTTCACATACTAAAATCTGTAGGGGCTAATGATATACTAGCGCTAGCTGGCGGTTTACATTCTATATATGGAACAAATGCTTACAAGACTGGGTGTTTATCATACACAAGTTGGAAAGTAGAACAAACATTTGGACCTGAAGTAGATAGATTAGTAAAACTATTTAGTAAATTAGATAGACCCAATGCATTAGAAAATCCGGACGGTTCATTAAGCGAGTTAGACTTATTCTTAATGAGATCTATAGAGTGCGCAAATCTATACGATCAAGGTGAACTAGACGCAGAAAAATACCCTAACTTGCATGAATTCGTGAAAATATTTAAAAAAGGATAACGTATGGCAAATATAGATAAAGGTTTATACCAAGCACCTCAAGGTTTAGAACAATTAGCACAAGGTCAACCTGATATTGAAATCGAGGTTGTAGATCCAGAAGCAGTGCACATCGGCATTGACGGAATGGAAATTGATATTGGACGTCAACAAGAAACGTCTGAAGACTTTAATGATAACTTAGCTGAACATCTTGACGAAGGTGTATTAGAAGAATTATCAGGTGATTTACTCGGTGAATACGAAGCAGATATCTCAGCTCGTAAAGATTGGCTAGATACTTACGTAGATGGACTTGAACTACTTGGTATGAAAGTAGAAGATAGAACAGAACCATGGCCAGGTGCATGCAATGTGTACCATCCGTTAATGACTGAGGCATTAGTTAAATTCCAAGCAGAGACTATGATGGAAACGTTTCCAGCGGCGGGTCCTGTCAAGACAAAGATTGTAGGTAAAGATACCCCAGAAAAAGAAGATGCGGCAGAACGTGTTAAAGAAGATATGAACTATCAGTTAACCGAGAAGATGCCAGAGTATAGACCTGAACATGAACGTATGTTATGGGGACTAGGGTTAGCAGGTAATGCGTTCAAGAAAATTTATTTTGATCCATCATTGGATCGTCAAGCAGCTGTGTTTATTCCAGCAGAAGATATCGTCGTTCCATATGGCGCGTCTAATTTAGAAACAGCAGAACGTGTAACACATAGAATGCGTAAGACTAAGAATGAGTTACGTAAACTTATGGTTGCTGGGTTCTATCGTGATATTGACTTAGGTGAACCTGCAAACGATATTGATGAAGTTGAGAAAAAGATTGCAGAGAAGATGGGATTCAATGCGTCTAACGATGACCGATACCAAATCTTAGAGATGCATGTTAACCTAGACTTAGAAGGTTTTGAAGATGTAGACAAAGACGGACATCCAACGGGTATTGCACTACCATACGTAGTGACAATTGAAAAAGGTACAGGCGCTATATTATCTATTCGTCGTAACTGGGACCCTGAAGATGAGATGATGTTAAAGCGTCAACACTTCGTCCATTATGGTTACATACCAGGTTTTGGCTTTTATTGTTTTGGTTTAATTCACTTAATCGGAGCATTTGCTAAGTCAGGTACAATGATACTTCGTCAGTTAGTAGATGCAGGTACACTAAGTAATTTACCTGGTGGTCTCAAGTCACGGGGGCTACGAATTAAAGGCGATGATACACCTATTGCTCCAGGTGAGTTTAGGGATGTGGATGTGCCAAGTGGTTCTATCAGAGATAACATCTTACCTCTTCCATACAAAGAACCAAGTCAAGTATTAAGTATGTTAATGAACCAAATCATTGACGAAGGTAGACGGTTTGCAAGTGCAGCTGATTTACAAGTATCCGATATGTCAGCAAACTCTCCAGTAGGTACAACACTAGCAATTCTAGAACGTACTTTAAAAGTGATGAGCGCTGTTCAAGCTCGTATTCACTATGCTATGAAACAAGAGTTTAAATTACTTGCAGGCATTATCCGTGATTATACACCTAGAGAATATAGCTATGATCCTGATGTAGGAGATAGAAAAGCTAAACAATCAGATTACGACTGTGTAGAAGTTATACCTGTATCTGATCCAAACGCTGCAACAATGTCACAAAAAGTAGTTCAATATCAAGCGGTCATGCAAATGGCACAAGCAAATCCACAAATCTATGATATGGTCGAACTCAATAAGCAAATGTTAGAAGTGTTGGGCGTTAAGAATATTGGTAAACTTATTCCTGCAGCGGATGAACAACTACCGCACGATCCTGTATCTGAGAACATGGCTATATTTAATTTAAAACCAGTTAAGGCATTTATATACCAAGACCATCAAGCTCATATTCAAGTGCACCAAGCTGCAATGCAAGATCCTATCATTATGCAATCACTTGGTCAAAACCCACAGGCACAAGCAATGATGGCAGCAGCACAAGCTCATATTGCAGAACATATTGGCTTTGAATATAGAAAACAAATTGAACAACAGTTAGGTGTAGGACTTCCAGCTCCTGATAAGAAATTATCTCCTGATGAAGAAGTTCAGTTATCTCAACTCATATCTAAAGCGGCTTCACAGTTATTACAAAATAACCAAGCACAACAACAGCAAAAACAAGCTCAGCAACAAGCTCAAGATCCGTTGATTCAAATGCAACAACAAGAACTTCAAATTAAACAACAAGAAGTTCAAATCAAGGCTCAACAAGTTCAAGCTCAAATTCAGATGGAACAACAAAAACTCCAAACTGAAATCCAACATGAACAACAAAAAATTGAGTTAGAGAAAATGAAATTAACTTCTCAAGAGAAAATTGCTGGTGCTACATTAGGCGCTAAGGTTGTTATGGATAATAAGAAAACTGACACTCAAGTAGCTATGGACCAAGCTAAGATTAAAACTCAAATGTTACATGAAGGTATGAAGTTTGGTGCTGAGCAAGTACATAAAAATACTGAGCATCAGTTATCTTTAGCACAAATGAAACATGAAAAGGAAATCCAAGATAGTATAAATAAACAACAACCTAAGGAGTAATAAATGGATCAAACGCTTCAACTATTAATGTCTCAGATAGAAGAACGACGCAAACAGATGTTAGAAGGAATTGGGGACGGAGCTGCAAAAGATTTTGCTTCGTACCAACATGCATGTGGGTATATTCGAGGTCTACTCACTGTACAAGGGTTAATTGCAGATCTCGCACAAAGAATGGAGACATTTGATGAATGATAACGTGCTTACGTTAAATCAAGGGTTAATTGGTCCAGATGGCCGACCCCTTGCAGTACCAAAGATTGATGCAGCACCAGCACCAGAAGATATACCAATTGAAGAAAGAGGTTTACAACTTCCTATTCCAAAAGGTTATAGACTTTTATGTGCTATTCCAGAAGCATCAGACTTTTTAGGAAAATCAGGTTTAATTAAATCAGAAGCTACTAAGAAGGTGGAAGAAAACTCTACTGTTGTTTTATTTGTATTAGCAGTAGGTGATTTAGCCTATAAGGATGAAACAAGATTCCCTACAGGTCCATGGTGTAAAGAAGGTGACTTTATTTTGACACGTGCATATGCAGGTACAAGATTTATGATCCACGGAAGAGAATTTAGAATCATTAACGATGATACCGTTGAGGGTGTAGTTTTAGATCCTCGTGGTTACACACGCGCATAGGAGAAACATATGGCAGAGCAAAAAGATGGAGATATTGTATTTGAAATTCCAGAAGAATTGGAAGATAATCAAGTGCAAATCCAAGACAAAGACGAAGTTGTAAATGTCAATGTTAAGGAAAAAGCTAAAGAAGTTGATATCGAAATAGAGGATGATACGCCTACACAAGATAGAAACCGTGAACCTTTACCTAAAGAAATCGTAGATGAGCTAGAACAAGATGACTTATCAGAATACTCTGAAAGAGTTAGAGAAAGAATGGCTCAACTTAAAAAAGGTTATCACGATGAACGTAGAATTAAAGAAGCTGCAGAACGTGAAAGAGAAGAAGCTTTACGCTTTGCTCAACAAATAGCAGCTGAGAACAAAAGACTTAAAACTACTTTAAGTTCTGGTGAAGAAACTTATATTAAAACTATAGCTTCTGCACTACAACAACAACTAGAAGTAGCTAAACAAGACTATCGTAATGCTTATAATGCAGGTGAAGCAGATAAGATCATTGAAGCCCAAACTAAAATGAACGATGCTCAGTTTAGATTGTCTCAGGTTGAAAATTACCAACCTAAGTTTAAAAACACTTTACACGAGGACGATCCTAGTGTATATTCACAATCATCACAGCCTCAAGTACAAAAACCAGACCAAAGAGCCTTAAGATGGCAAGATAACAATAAATGGTTTGGATCAGATGAGGAAATGACTAGTTTAGCCTTGGGGCTGCATGAAAAACTAGTTAGGTCAGGCGTTGACCCTACATCTGATGAATATTACCGTCGTATAGATAGTACGATGCGCAAAAGATTCCCAGAATACTGGGATGACTCATCGCTGGAACAGGAAACACCTGCCCCGCGCACATCTAAACCTTCAACTGTAGTTGCTCCGGCTACGCGCTCAACCGCGCCTAAAAAAATCAAGATTACAAAAACTGCTGCTGCTTTAGCACGCAAACTTGGTATTTCGCCTGAACAATATGCTCTTGAAACTTTAAAATTGGAGAATTAATATGGAAACAACAAGATTAGACCGTGAATTAGACACTCGTAAAGAATTTCAACGAGCTGAACAATGGCAACCTACTGCAACTTTACCAGAACCAAAGAAACAACCTGGTTGGGAATACAGATGGATTAGAACAAGCCTACTTAATCAACAAGACTCCATAAACGTCTCCAATAGTATGCGTGAAGGTTGGGAACCTGTAAAAGCAAGTGACCATCCTGAAATGAAGTTTGTACCAGACCCTAATTCAAGATATAAAGATAGTATTGAAATTGGTGGTTTGCTACTCTGTAAGATCCCAGAAGAATTTATTGCGCAACGTAGAGCTTATTATGACAACATGACTAAGTCTCAAACTCAAGCCGTTGACAATAACTTCTTAAAAGAAAATGATGCTCGTATGCCTGTATTTTCAGACAAAAAAAGTACGACTTCATTTGGTAAAGGTAAGTAATTTATTAATTATTAAGGAGAAATATTATGGCATCAGTTGCTGCCCCATACGGTCTCCGTCCTGTTAACTTAATCGGTGGTCAAGTATTTGCGGGTTCTACTCGTCAAATCGCGATTGCTTCAGGATATGCGACCAACATTTTTTACGGTGACATCGTAGCTGTTAACAGCTCAGGCGTTGTTGTAAAAGTAACAACATTAGGTACTGCTGCTTCCCAATTCGGAAACGGTGTTATCGGCGTATTTTTAGGTTGTACTTATACAGATCCTAACTTAAAATACAAAGTAAACAAACAATACTGGCCTACTGGTACAGTTGCATCAGATGCACAAGCATATATTTGTGATGATCCAGACACAGTATTCCAAGCACAAGCTAACGGTTCTGTAGCTCAAACAGCTTTAGGTAACAACATTGGTGTTGTACAAACTACTGGTTCTACAACTACTGGTGATTCAGCTATTGCTTTAGATACAACAACAATCAATACAACTAGCACTATCGGTTTACGTATTGTTGACTTTGTGAATGGTCCATTCTCATCAGTTGGTGATGCATACACTGATGTCCTCGTTAAATTTAATTTCGGACAGCATTCATATTACAATGCTACCGGTGTATAAGGAGAATAACACATGGCTATTTCACGCGCTCAACTATTAAAAGAATTGCTCCCAGGACTTAACGCGCTATTCGGTCTCGAATATAAACGTTACGGCGAAGAGCACAAAGAAATCTACGAAACTGAAGCTTCAGAACGTAGCTTTGAAGAAGAAACAAAACTATCAGGTTTCTCAGCAGCACCTGTTAAAAACGAAGGCAATGCTATCGCTTATGACAATGCTCAAGAAGCTTGGACAGCTCGCTATGTTCACAACACAATCGCTTTAGGCTTCAGCTTAACTGAAGAAGCTATCGAAGATAACTTGTATGACACTTTATCTGCACGATACACTAAAGCTCTTGCTCGTGGTATGGCATATTCAAAACAAGTATTTGCAGCTAACGTATTAAACAACGGCTTCAACACTGGCGGTAATTATAACGGTGGTGATGGTGTTTCATTATTTAATACTGCTCACCCACTTGTTTCTGGCGGTACAAACAGCAACACATCATCAACTTCAGCAGACTTAAATGAAACTTCACTTGAGTCAGCAGTTATTCAAATCGCTGCATGGACTGATGAACGTGGTCTTTTGATCGCTGCTAAACCTCGTAAATTAGTTGTTCCACCTAACTTAATGTTCGTTGCAACTCGATTGCTCGAAACAGAGTTAAGAGTTGGTACAGCTGATAACGATATCAATGCTATCAAGAATAATGGTTCAATTCCAGAAGGTTACACTGTTAACCACTTCTTGACAAACAACTTAGCATGGTTCTTAACAACAGATGTACCTAATGGTCTCAAACACTTTGTTCGTACACCATTAACAACATCTATGGATGGCGACTTCGACACAGGTAACGTACGTTACAAAGCTCGTGAACGTTATTCATTCGGTTGGTCAGATCCTCTCGGTATCTACGGTTCACAAGGATAATATCCTTGTTCTTGGAAAACCCAGTTTCGGCTGGGTTTTTCTTTGTCTAAAATTCATGATTTTCTCTATCTTATATGTATAAAAATAAGCGTAATATAAACATATACACAATAACGTGTATACAAAATAGCAAAATATAAACATATAGGAGAAATATTATGTGGACAACACCAGCTGCAACAGAAATGAGATTTGGTTTTGAAGTAACTATGTACGTAATGAATAAGTAGTTAATACGTGCATTTATTAGGGGGCCTAGCGCCCCCTTTTTATTATATAATTATCTTATTCCGGGAATTCACCGGTTTATTAGACTGTCCCGGCAGACGCATATAAGACTAATAAGCTTAACTTTATATGAAGGAAAATTATCATGGCAAGAACCGTATTCACCGGCCCATTAAAAGCTGGTACAAATCGTTATCCACAATACCAAAACGTAGGTACTGCAACATTATTTCAAGATGTAGTACTTAATGTAACTTCAGGTTTAACAAGCTCACAAACACTATACATTCCAGCAGGTTGTCAAATCTTAGAAATTATCGTTGATACTACAGTTGCATATAATGCAGGTACATCAACAACAGTTACAATAGGTAATCTATCAACTGCAGCTCAATATGCAGGTGGCGTATCAGCACAAACTACTGGTCGTGTTTACCCAACATTTACTGCAGCTCAATTAGCTAACTTACAATCTACAACATCAGATGTATATGGCCCAACAAATATTGCTAGCTCAGCTATTGTATGTACAGCTACTTCAGTTGGTACACAACCTACAACAGGTCAAGTATACGTATCAATCTTATACTTACAAAACGATACTAACGCAGTTACATCTAACTAATTAGTCTAGGGGACTTCGGTCCCCTTTCTTAAACACAAGGAGATTAATTATGACAATGCAATATGATGTAAAAAGCTCGCATGCTTCAGGCTCAGGCCAAATGGTATTAGGTAGAGCACGTTTAAAAAACTTAATTTATTTAGGTACAGGCACTGCAGGTAGTATTGATTTATATGATACTACGACTGCTCCTGTAACAACATCTACATATGCTAGATCAGGTAATACAGTTACAGTAACTTCTACAGCTCATGGCTTAACTACAGGTCAAGTTATTGGTATTACTTATGGTGTAGCTTCAGGTAATTCTGCAGTTGCAGGTAATTATCCAGTTACAGTTACAGGCGCTAATACATTTACTATTACAGATATTGGTTCAGGTACTATTGCAGGCGGAACTGCATGTGCTTATACAACAGGTAAATGGTTAACAAGCTATAATACAGGTACAAACGTAACCCCTTTCCAAGTTATTTTTGCAGGTGAAGGTGTATTAGCTTTAAACGGTATCTGGGTAGTAGTATCTAATATTAACTATCAAACAATTCAGTACGGTTAGGAATAAAAATGCTACATAATATGGATCAACATACAAAAACAGCAGTAGATATAGCGTCAACAGTAACCGTTTTAGGAACAGTCATGAACCTTTTACCAGCAATTGCAGCTTTATGGACTATTATATGGACTACAATTCGTATTTATGAGACAAAAACAGTGCAAGATTTGTTAAAAAAATTAAAAAAACATGGCAACTAAGAGTAAAAAAGCTGGAGTTTCATTAGCTGTAGGTCGTGGTGAGAAATTACCAGTATCAAAAGGTGCTGGACTTACTGCAAAAGGTCGTGCAAAGTATAATAAAGCGACTGGATCACACTTAAAAGCTCCTCAACCACAAGGTGGACCGCGTAAAAAGTCATTTTGTGCAAGAATGAGTGGTATGCCAGGCCCTATGAAAGATGAAAAAGGCCGTCCTACTCGAAAAGCTGCATCACTAAAACGTTGGAACTGTAAATAAAGGGTAAATATGCCAAGTGTATCTAAAAAACAACATAATTTTATGGCTGCAATAGCTAAAAACCCTGGGTTTGCTAAAAAAGTTGGTATTAAACAGAGCGTTGGTGAGGAATTTCTCCAAGCTGACAAAGGTAAACATTTTAAAGAAGGTGGATATATGAAAAAAATTAAACTTAAAGAAACAATGGGTCCTAGAACTATGTCAGAAGACATAGAAAAAGGTTCTAATAAACTACGTAAATTTGGCGAAGCTAAAGTACAAAAAAGAGAAGCAACAAAAGGTAGAAATCTTGGTGATACAGGTGCTACAGTTGCTGATATGCGTGGCGGTATGAAAAAAGGCGGTAAAGTTAAGAAATATGCTGCTGGTGGTTCAATTGAAAAAACTAAAGCTGGTAAATCTACACCATCATTTAAATCTATGGGTTCAATGGCCATGAAAAAAGGTGGCGAAGTAGAAACTAAATCAGAAGCTATGAAAGAAGAAAAAGAAATTAAGTCTATTAAAAAAGAACTTAAACATCACGAACACATGAAAGCTGGTAAAGCACATCATGGTTTAAAACACGGCGGCAAAGTTAAGAAATATGCACGTGGTGGTGGCATTGAA